AGATGTCTTGCAAAGAGATTATGAGATTGCTTCTCGCTTGATAGACAAGTTCAAAACCAAGGCTGGTGCTAAAGCTACAGCTATGGATCGTATAGATGCAACCAAGTTTGCTTCTGATGATAAGGCATTACCCGGAACATTCTTTAACAGCAGACAGTCCGTTGCTGACGCTATAGAGTTGGTGGGTGATGCGGCTCTGGTTGAACGTCAAGCAGCCGACTTTGTAGCTAAGAACTTGAATGGCAAGAACGCCTCCGCTGCTAGAACATGGCTTACTAGTAAACAAAACTCTGACTTTCTTAGTGCGTTACCTAACGTGCGTAGATCAGCAGAGGCTTACATAACTAACTTAGAACGTGCTGAAGCTAGAGCTGTTGGTGCTACCAAGGTAGAGAAGCGACTAGGCGCAGAACAAACGCAAGCTGCAACTGAAGCACAAAAAGCCCCTGAGATTAGCGCTAAAGAAGCTGGCAAGGTAACTCAAGAAGCAAATAAAGAGGCTGCAAGGATTCTAGGTACTGCTGAACCTGCTGCCCGTGTAAGCGAGATCATCTTGTCTGGTGATCGAACTCTGTGGGATCGTATAGCTCCTGCTATTGCTGCTGCCCCCAAGGGCAGAGAGATACTAGGTGAGTCTGTGCGTCAGGTATTGGCTGACCGGGCTACTCAGGGTGTCTTTGGTGCTATGCGTTTTTATGATACAAGCTTAAAAGATTCTCTGCTGAGAACTGGCTTAATAGGTAGGAAAGAAGCGGATCAGATTAGCCGCCAGCTAGATGAAATTGCTAGTGTTTCAATTTCTGAGGCTGAGAAGTTGACGTTTATGGGTAGACTAATTAAAAATGCAATTGTTGGTTATGCTGTTCCTAGAGTTGGAACTGGAATAGTCAACAGTATCGGGGATGTAATAAACCAGCGTGGTCAAATTAACTCTGCTGCACCCAACTTAGGAGCAAGATAATGATGTACGGTAAAGATTACTCAAAAGATGAAATGCGTAAGATGGAAGAAGATACTCGTCGTGCTGGCGAGAATGAGGTTCGTGGCTCTGCTGAAGCTCAGAAGAATCTAGGACGCACTCTGAAGCCATCCATGCCACAGCGTATGGGCAACCGTAAGATGAAACGCTAGGAGACTGCTATGCCTTTAGTAAAAGGATTTAGTCAGAAGTCTATGAGCAAGAACATTTCTAAGGAAATGAAGCGCGGCAAGCCTCAAAAGCAAGCCGTAGCTATTGCTTACAGTGTTGCTCGTAAAGCAAAGAAAGAAACTAGAGGTCGTATGCGATGAGCAGGAAAAAGGATAAGGGGATAAATCCTGAACTTGAAGAAGCAATCAGCAAGTCTTTGAAAGAAGTGATGGCAGACAGTACCGCCAGCATTACGGAGAAGATGAAAGTCATAGACCGAGCTTTGAAACTGGAAGCTATTAAGCTGAAGCTGACAGATGACGAGTGGGGAAGTGGGTTTGCAACTGAGGAAGATGAGTAGTATTATCCGAATACCATTGTTATAAGGGGATATTCATGGATGCTACTTCTATTATCAGGATTGCACTTAGCGTATTAGCTGGCAGGTTAATAGTGTTTTTGGCTTTAGGCATGGTTTGCGGTATGACAGCGTGGGCAATGTGGGGGCCGCAGTGGGAGAGATTAGCTGCGCTAACTATCTTTTCCATATTTACCTTTTTGGTTTTGCGTAAAGACAGGAGTTTAAGTGATGAAAAAGTATCAAACGAATAACCAACAAAGCGGTGTGGCAATGCGCCCTCAGATTCCTTCTGACGCGAGTGCTGGCGGTGAGCCATATTACAAATCAGGTTCGTTGCCTAAAGGCGGCTTTCAATCTATGTGGTGTTTCAGTGGTTCTAGTGACCGCAAGAACAGCCCGACTGATATGGTGAAAGGCCAGAAAAAGGTTTACTGATGGCTAATAATATTGCGTTTCAACCAATGGGCAAGACGTATAAGGCAAACGCTACTACGGCAGTTCAACAGTTTCAAATGAATGCTGACAGTCCTGTTAATCAATACATGATTGTTAGTCATGAGCCTACTGGTGGCGCTGGTCAACCCGTTTACGTTCGCATTTCAACAACCCAAACTGATAATGTGGCGTTGCCGGGTAATGGTTCTCCGCAGTATGCGTTAGTCATTCCTCCTGACAGCGTTACTATTTATACCGGGCCACAAACAGGCCCAACAAAAAATGTTTACGTTACATTTATTGCGGAAACAGGAACGCCAGAGGTTTACATTACTCCCGGAGAGGGGCTGTAAATTGACCCGCTTACCCTCCTTGCCGCCGCCAACACCGCAATCGCTTTGGCGAAAAAGGCTTGTCAACTTTATAAAGACATTAAGGGAACGGCAGGGGAAGTAAAGGAAGTGTTGGATGATCTGAAGCTGCAATTTAGCAAGATACAAAATCCAACGCCAGCGCAAAAGATGCAGTACAACGCCGAAGTTCAGCGTGTGCAAGAAATAGCTAAAACTGATCCGCATGATGTGTATGCAGAAATTGGTAATCAGCTTGGTATCTTGATGGATGCTTACGACGCGATAAGCAAAGCATTCATTAAAGAAGAAGCAAGCTCTAAGTCTGTGTACAAAGGTGATGAATCACTAGCTCGTAGAGCATTAAAGCGTATTTTGATACAGGCTAGATTAGATGCAATGCTTGTAGAAATACGAGAGATGATGGTGTATCAAGCTCCTAAAGAACTAGGTTCGCTGTGGAGTAAGTTTGAAGAAATGTGGAATCGGATTGTTGCCGAACAAGAGATTGCTCTTGCGGAGGAACGCAAACAAGCTGAGGCTGCACGATGGCAACGGGAAAGTATAAAAAGAAAGATAAAGGAACAGCTAACGTCAATTCTCGCGGTACTGTTCATAATATTGTGGTTCCTATGGCTAATGATTCTGATAAGGACGAGCCACACATACCGTGGTCTTTACTCGTCGCCGTATTGGTACTGTGTCTTGTGTTAGTGATAGCGTTGCCAATCATGGGAGTCATGTACATGGACATGAATAACGCTACTGCCAAAGCAATGGAAGAAGTAAAGAAGATGCGTGAACTACGCGCAAAGATAATGTTAGAGATACAAGGTGAATAATGCTTACAATCTTTTCAACATTGGTATCGTTCTTGATGGGCGGCCTACCCAAAATACTTGATCTGTTTCAGGATCGCGCTGACAAATCCCACGAACTAAAGCTTGCTCAGATGCAGACAGAGCGTGAGATGCAACTAGCTGCCGCAGGGTACGCAGCCCAACAGCAGATAGAAGCTATCAAGCTAGATGAGATACGAACGCAGACAGCATCGGATGAGAAAATATCTCTTATAGATGCCCAAAAGTCTGAGATGCAAGCCATTTACGCTCACGATGCAGCGCTTTCTGAAGGTACGTCACAGTGGATGAAAGACTTACGCGCTAGTGTTAGGCCAGTAATTACCTACGGGTTCTTCTTCTTACTGGTTGGTATAGATTGTGTGCTGGCGTACAAAGGATTGACTAGCGGCGTTGACTTTAATGCCTTGGCTGACCAGTTATGGGATAACGAGACTCAGGCGTTGTTCGCTTCGATTATTGCGTTTCACTTTGGTGGCAGGGCTTTTGGCAAATGATAAGCCCCAAGGCTCTAAAGATGATTGCCCACCATGAGGGCACGAGATTAAAGCCTTACCGTTGTCCAGCAAAGCTTTGGACTATCGGAGTAGGCCATGTCATTGATCCTAACCACGGCAAATTGAAGATTGAAGACAGAGTAGGATTGCCGTGTCCAGAAGGCTGGAACCGTACATTCACAATGGAAGAAGTCAATGCCATACTTTCAAAAGACCTTGAGAGGTTTGAACGAGGAGTTCTTAAATATTGCCCTGCTGCTGGCAGTAAGCAAGGCTGGCTGGATGCTTTGGTTAGCTTCAGTTTCAATGTAGGTTTGGGAACATTACAGCGCAGCACACTACGCCAGAGGTTTAATCGTGGTGACTATAATGGTGCGGCAGAGGAGTTTCTGAAGTACACAAAGGCTGGTGGCAAAGTCCTTAAAGGATTAGTTACTCGCAGGAATGATGAACGCGCATTATTTATGGCGGGGTAGAAATGGCTAAGAATCCTAGTTTAGCTGTAGGCCGTGGTGAGAAGCTGCCAGCAAGCAAAGGCGCTGGCTTAACTGCCAAGGGTAGGGCTAAGTACAATCGTGAGACAGGAAGCGATCTCAAGCCTCCAGTAACCACCAGCAAGCCTAGTAAGTCTGAGGCTGGCAGACGGGCATCCTTCTGTGCAAGGATGGGTGGGATTGTTAAGACAGCTAAGAATTCAACACGTGCTAGAGCATCTATGCGGAGATGGAAATGCCGATGAAACCCGGACTATACGCAAACATCCACCAAAAACGCGCTAGGATCAAAGCTGGCAGCAATGAAAGAATGAGAAAGCCGGGAAGCAAAGGCGCTCCCACGGCTCAATCATTTATTCGCTCTGCGAAAACAGCCAGTAGAAAAAGCAAAAGATAGCTGCTGAAGCAATACCAGCGCCTACCAACATGCCACCAATAAACGTAATGATGGTGAATGCTTCCATACTATCGGTTTTCTAAATAATCGCGTATGTCGGCAACTGGCATACCCAACTTCTCATGTACAACAAGAATGTGAGTAGCACTCATCTTCTTTTTGCCATGACGATACCTGCTAATGTCTGGCTTACTTATCTTTTTATCAAAGAATTCATAAAGCCTTGCATCATTCTTTAGGTTATTTGTTTCCATAATGTAATCGAACAAAGCAAAGTCTGGTCTTTGTATATATTTTTCTTCAGTCATGCTGTCTCCTTATGGTGCTGGAATAAGTTTGCCTTCAAAGGCGTAGGTTCCTATATGCGTCAAACCCACCCACGGAGCTGCGTATATCTCTCCACCGTTATCTCTCCATGTCTTGCAGAAGTGATAGTCTTCTGACAGCAATCGCTTAGTCTCTGGCTCTATGCTCTCTGTAAAGTATTGGCTAATCTGTTCTGCCCCTATATTTCCAGACAGATCAGTAACGTCATTGATGTACGAAGGAACGATAGGCTTTAGCTTCTCAAACACTTCACGCTTAATCAGCATGAATCCTGTTCCGCCATTCCATATCTCTACTGGCTCATTAACTGGCACTGTAGCCTCGCCAACATAGTTCTTAAGATTAACCACAAACGAACCTGTGTGATACTTCAGGTGACTATCAGGAACGCCAGACTCTATTGCCTTGCGTACTCCTGCCCAATTGATTTCTTTCTTAGGATAGATTCCGGTAATCACATCCTTGTCTGACTCCAGCATCTTTAAGAAGTCAGCAGGGTTAAACTGAATGTCGGCATCTATAAACATCAGGTGTGTTGCGTCTGACTTCATAAAGCCATGCGCTAGTGCGTTCCTGCCGCGAGTAATCAAGCTCTCGTTAAACATGAATGACATCATGCTGTCTATCTTGTTGTCTCTTAGCAGGTTATTCAGTTGCAATAGACTCTGTGCGTAGAACCCAAAACATTGACCACCGTACATTGGCGTAGCTATAAATATTTTTTTCATTTGTTCATCCTGTAAAACCATTTGTCTGCTCTGCGCTGACAGTCAATGCTGTAACCGTTAGCTCTGAGTTCTGAAATAATGCTGTTGACTGCACACACTCCTGCCTTCTGGATAATATCTAGCGTTGTGTATTCCCCTCCCCGCCCCAAAAGATTTGCTACTTTCTGCAACCGTTCAGATTTATCAAAATTTGCAGCATTCATAAAACCTCCGCTGTTTTAAGTTTTCCAGTTTCGCCATCAAAAGTAAGCGCGAGATTGGGCTTCTCCCAATGCTCTGGCTCTCTCACGCTGTACTTATGGTCAACTATGTAAGTAGCTGATAAGTTCTGTGGCTTAATGCGGTATTCAAACCAACTGTCTGACAAAAAAGGCTTATCGTGAGCAAGTATTTTCCATTCACTCCATCCCTTTAATACCTCGTTTAATCTATATTCAACTTCAGCACCGTCTGCCCATGCTTTAATAATTTCTGCGTGTTTGTGTGGTTTGTTCACGAAATATCCTCCACTCTGATGACGTATCTACCTTTGCTATTCTTGCGCCAGCCGTGGCATTCAATCCTAATACCAGCATCTCTGACTAGCGCAACCGTGGTTGAATCTTGAATTTTCTTTATACGGTCAGCAACAGCAGAAGCCGTTACCTGTACCGCTAACACTTCATCCTTGCGGATAGCGAGAATGTCGCACCACCCCCACAAATCCTTTCTCTGCTTAGTAAAGGAATTCCACTTCTCTACAATCTCGCAGTGGTATCCAAGCTCTCGCAAGTATTCCAAGCTGCGTTGTGTGGGTGAGCGACTAGCTGCCATCAGAATGGGATTTCTTCGTCTCTATTCGGGCTGTACTCACGTACTGTGCTGCCCTCAGTAGGTTTCTTGTAGTTTGGATCAGGCATGAAGTTATCCTGCGCTAAACTTATAAGCTCACCTACTGGAGTAGGTTTACGCCATCCTGCAAGCTTTACCCACTCACCAGCTTTGATGTCTCTGTCAGCAGTGAAGCCACCTTTAAGGTGTGGTTGTGTATCTGTCTTGCGTTTGTCGTTGGTGAATAACACTCCCTTGCCGGGACGTTCGTTGTGGTTCTTCATACTTCCTCCAGAGAATTTGCAGCCGCCATTACTTTCATTTTGGTAGGTGCATCTAGCTTGTCTATAACTTCACCGTTTGCATCTTTAAGCATCTTTAGCTTTTCGCGTTTGGTATCATCGCTAAGCTTTTGGCTTGCCTTTATTTTGTGAACCATGTCGTGAAAAGATGTCTCCCACTCGACTAAATCCGTGGACTCGCTGAACGGTTCCTCGATCCCCGGAACGTACAGTGGCAAAAAAACTTCACCTTCTTTTCTCTCTTTCGCTTTATTTATTTCCTCAACAACGACTTCCGCTTTGCCCATATTGACTTCCTGAGTTTGCTTTGGCGGCTCCATGTCCTGTACTTCCTCTGGCGTGTAAACACCTGCGACACAGCCGGGATATACGGATCGGATACCTTCTGAAATGCAACGCGCTCTGAGCATAGCTCTAGGATATTTGTGCCATCCACTACCCGGTTTAACCAACCCGATATTCTTCCCCATCTCGATAGTCCAAGTGACAGACAAAGACCCACCAGCGGGATGACTAAAAACACCAGTAACTCGCTCATCTGTGTACTCCTTCCATTCCACCTTCCCACCTGCTTGCTGGAACCTAGCCATCATTGCGTCTGCTTTCAAGGCTGGCCTACCTTGGATAACGTGATAGTCACGCGCAGCTATAGCAGGGTGAGAACCTTCTGCCTGTGCTACCAACATCAAAGCCATAGCTTCCTCTGCTGTCTTGACGTTGAATAGTCCAGACTTGGCAACTGCTACTGCCATCTTTTCTATATCTTGGTACGGAACTAAGTTACTCATCTCATCCCCTATTATTTAAGTAAGAACCTACGTGAACCATTTACTTCAACTACAAACTTTTGATAAACGTCTGGCATAGCCTGTTTAAACAATTCGCTTGAAAACTTCATGCTTGGTTTAGAGTTACGCCACGTTACAAGCGTCTTTCCATCCACGCTAACGAGCGAACCTTTCGCACCCATATATTCCCTAATCTTAACTTCGACTTTCTCTGCTTCTGTCTCAAGCTGCTTGATACGTGCCTTGTACTCTTGAAGAACAACGCAAGCCTGTTCAACCGCGCCTGTTGCAGTTGCGACTTCCTCACTTGAAGTAGGCCAGATAAGCTTGGTTGACTCAACATCACTAGCCTGTGGCTCGGCATTCGATACAACAATGCCCCAAAGCTTTGCCATCTCTTTGACAAGCTCATCCTTCATTTCCTGAGTAATGTTGAAGTGGAAGGTTCTGAACTTCTGTCCACCAAACAAGACCGCAAGATAAATCTCATCCACGTTATGACAGGCAGCTTCGTGTATGAGTTGCGCCAGATCAGCAGCAGGAACCATGTTTGTTTCTTCGTCGAACTTAGACAGAACGCCAGCGTTGTAGTTCTTGCATTCAACGAGTATTCGTCCATCTGCTCTGATGTAGTCAAAATGAGATTTAAGCCACGGCTCAGTCTTATGCGAAAGAACATAGTCAGCGTCCTTGAGTTCTATCTTGTGCTTGTCTTGGAACAGTCTGGCAATGGTTGGCTCCATCACCTTACCCATTTGTACTTCTTCCACCTCAGATAGATCAGGCGGTTCCTTCTTTCCCTGCTTAACTAGGATTGCGTCAGCAGCGCGACCGTTAGCTGCTAGTCTGGAATCACCCGACCACCATGCTGCATTACGTACCTCTGGTGCAAAATCATCTGTATTAACGCTTGTCATGTATTTTTCTCCTTTAGCTTGGCTTCAGTCATCGCAACACAATCCAGCCCATTGTTTGATTCCCATGCCAAAAATGTGCGTTCTTCATCCGTCAGCCCTATCCATTCTTTCTTTGCGTTATACGCACGGGTCATCATTTCTAATGCGTTCTTCAATCTATGAAGCTCAAGTTCTACGTCTTCAAGTTTGCACATCGCTTCAAATGTTTTATCCATTGTTCTTCTCCTGTAGTTTCTTCGTGTGTAAGTGTTATGGTCATTTGGTTTCCTTAAAGAATGAGTAATATGGCAATTACAATTAGCCAGCCAGAATGTTCTATATCAACCGTATAACCCCACATTCCTATAGCGCAAAACCCTACGGAAGCAATCGCTTTGCCAATGTATTTCATCCCTGCCCCTTATTCACTTGATACGCAGTCAAACCTGTGAAAGCGCCTGCTGGCATGGCTAGTGTTACACCCAAGCGCACCCCTTCATGCCA